CATGGTAAAGCTTGAAACCAAGTTTGACATGTCAATAGCCAGTCTTGAAAACAACATCAAGATTACTCACTTGCTTTTCCTAGCTTGGGCAAGCGAGTCCCGCACTAAAGCAACTACTCTTTCGTTTGAGGAGTGGGTGGACACCGTAGAAAGTGTTAGCCCGTCTGAACAAAAAAAATAGTTGGGCTTGGTGAATCATCGGCTCATTGGTACATCGCCACATTAGCTGTTGAGACAGGCATCAGTCCCCGCGAGCTTATGCAGCTTGACGAACGGATGCTCTGGACCATTGGTCGCTATCTTGTATGGCGAGCCACGCACCAAGCACCTAAGCGCTGAGAAGAAGCACCCTTCGGGGTGCTTCTTTTTTGTTCGGTAGACTTAGGGTAGATAGGCGGACTAAATGGCATTGAAACTTTACACTGGGCGTAATAGCGCCATAAAGGTTTATGCAACTGACTGGAAAGCTTTTGCCAAAGAACTTCATAAAACCGACAAAGAAGCTTCTTTTCAGTTGAAAAAAGACTTCAAAGGCATTATGAAGCCAGCACAGACTTCTGTTATAGGCGGACTAAAACAGCTAGGCACTGGGGGTCCTTTTTCAGATTCTAAGAAAAATGGAATGGCTCACGGTGGTCGTACTGGTTGGGGCAGAAACTATGGTTCGGTTGGAAGCGCTGTCAGTGGAGCCAATCGCTATCCATACAACTCCGTGTTCATTGAGGCTTTCAACAGACCAAAAAGAGGTCAGACAGGTATTGCTAGACTTCGTGTTCGTTCAGCAGCCACAGTCATCGCTGATTTAGCTTCTAAAACTCGTGGCGAGCGAAGAACTCGCATGTATAAAATCCGTGAATTTGGTGGTGATGAGATCATGCGTACTCATTTAGTTAAGCCAGACGCGGTGCAAAACATGATAAACAAACTAGGTCCTGTTTCCAAGCCAAGCAAAAGAAGAAAATCTAGGAACATCTATCCAGCTTTTGACGCATCGTATCCAGCAGTGGCAAGAGAAGCAGAAAAAGCGATTGACAAAGCTGTCAGAATAGTAGAAGCAAACATAGACAGGATTAGTAAATGAGTCAAATGTTCCTGAATGTCGTAAGCACATTCAAAGGAGACGGACTAGCCGCTGCAACCAGGCAACTTGGTGCTTTTGGTAATGCTGCGGGTGGTCTTGGCGGGACTCTAGGTAAAGTCGGTGCTGCACTTGCCTCATTTGGTGTTGCTGCCAAAGCAGTGGCATTTACTAAAGACTCCATTGACTCTGCGCGTGATTTAGAGAGAAACCTTTTTTCGGTAAAAACAATCTTTGATGAGTTTGCGCCTACTATTGAAAGATTTACTCTCAACGCCGAAAAGATGGGTCTTAGTCAAAAGGACGCTGCTAAAGCTTCAACTTTTCTAGGATCTGTTCTAAAACAATCTGGCTTCAGCATGGAGTTTGTAACTGCTGAAACTCAAAAGCTTGTCGAGCTTGGTGTGGACCTAGCTGCAACCTACGGCTACGATGTCCAAGAAGCTTTGCTTGGTATGACCGCACTATTCCGTGGTGAGTACGACCCGATTGAGAAGTTCGGTGTCGCTATGAAGCAGAGCGAAATAAACTCTGAACTTGCCGCTAGAGGACTTGACAAGCTAGAAGGCTCTGCTCGAAGAAACGCCGAGCAGACTATTCGGTTGGAGCTTTTGTACCAGCGTGCTGCTGATGCCAGCGGTGCTTTTAGGGCGCAGTCAGGCAATCTTTATGTAGAGCAGAAGAAGCTCCAGGCTGCATTTGAAAACATGCAGGCTACTGTCGGAACTCAGCTTTTGCCAGCCATGGGTGGACTTGTTGCAGTTCTAAAGCCACTCGTAGATGAACTAACTCCAAGACTTGTTCAAACTGTCACAGATGCCCAACCAGCTATTCAGATTCTCACCCAGCTAATCAAAGACATGGGCGATAAAACAACTACTACTGGTGCAACTGTTTCTGGTTTAGCGGATGGACTTGGATTAGCTTTTAGACTAATTTCAGAAAACTTTGGAGTCTTACTACAACTGACAGCATTGTTCATGGGTGTCAGATTGGCTGTAACGCTTGTAACGACAGCTTTGGCAGTATTTACCGCCCATCCAGTAATTGCAACACTTACCCTGCTTGCTGCTGGAGTCATTCTTCTCAATGACGGAATGAAAAAGCTACAGTACACAGTAGACACAACTGGTGCATCAGTTGTAAGTTTCCGTGAGGAAATAAAGAAATCTGGACAAGACTCAAAGTATGTTAGTGATAAATACGGTGTAGTTGGTGTTGTATTCCAGCAAGCTACAGCAGAAGCTCAAAGACTTGGAGCAGAAGTAGCAAATGCTGACAGGGCTAGGCTTGACAATCTAAAAGCACAGGTAATGGGCATTAGGATTTCTGCTGGAGAAGCGGCTAATGAGATGCGCCGTATGGCTGAGCAAGCTGGAGTAAAGCTAGGTAAAGATGGGGCTATTACAACTACTACTACTCCAACTACTGCAACTACTGGCGGTGGATCTGCAAGCCAATCGGTTACTGGTTTACCAGCGCTTATTGCAGCAGCCAAAAAAGACGCTAAGGTTGCAAAAAAAGAAACAAAGCTTATCGGTAGTGGTTTATCACAAGCTGTAGCTGAATGGATTACAAGTAGCTCAACACCTATAAAGGCTGCTAATCAGGCTCAGGCCAAGATTGCTAAAAACGGGCAAACTGCGATTGCCAATCTTACTAAGAGATACAACCAATCTGCTGCTGGTCAGCAAGCGGCAGCTCAGGCTGCTGCAGAGGCAGCTCAAGCTGCTGCTCAAGCCGCTGCTGAAATGGCTCGCGCACAACAAGAAGCTGCTGCTGCTGAGGCTGCTGCTTTAGCAGAGCGTGAGCGCATTTACAACTCATTCTTGGATTCGGTCAAATCTACTTTTGCTGGCATCAAGAACGCAATTCTGGGAGCTTTTGACATCACAGGACTCGGCGGGTCTACAAACGCAATCATTCGCAATATGAATAAGCTTTTGTCTAAAGTCAAAGACTTTTCAAGAAACATCTCACAGCTTGCAACAATGGGTCTTGACCCAGCGCTACTACAGCAGGTCATCCAGGCTGGTCCTATGGCTGGTGCAAGACTGGCAAGCGCTCTTGTAGCTGGTGGAGCTGGTGCGCTAAATGAAATAAATGCAGGTTATGGACAACTTGGTTCATTAGCTTCTGAAATCGCCACAACAGGCACTCAGTCACTATTCGGTCAGGGAAAACAGGAAACCATCTATAACATAAATGTCAGCGGTGGAGTAGGTTCTGGAGCAACCATCGGTAAAGCCATCGTAGACGCAATCAAGGACTACGAGCGCACCTCTGGTGCTGTCTGGCAAGGTGCGTAATGCCAGCTCCCGCAGTCAAGGTTGAACTTGGCCTAAACCTAGGCGATAGAGACCCTTATGCCTTCAAACTCGATGATTCGGTCAGGGGTGTACTTGACAACACCGCTTACACACTTGGTGGAGAGCGCTTTTTTGACATCACTTCAAGACTTGTCACGGCCCAGATTCGGCGCGGTAAGTCCGAGGCCCTAGATCGCATTGACGCTGGTGTGCTTTCGGTCACAGTAGACAATTCCGACAGAACCTTTGACCCTCTATACGAAAATGGCCCATACTTCGGTCAGCTTATTCCAAGGCGTTCGGTTCGAGTGACCAGCAACAATGCGCCTGTCTTTATTGGCTTTGTAGATGACTTCGACATTCAGTATGAGCCAGGCGTGCAGTCTGTTGTCCGCATTGACGCTTCTGACGCTCTTTCGGTTCTTACTAACGCAGGACTTGAGGAGTTTACCCCCGACTCAGAGCTATCAGGCGCTCGCATAAACACAGTCCTAGATAGACCTGAAATTGACTGGCCTGCTGAACTAAGAGAAATTGACGCAGGCAACTCGCTAATGCTTGATGCTGATGTTGCAGAAGGCACAGCAGCTCTTGAGTATCTGCAACTTGTAAGCAACTCAGAGTTCGGTACTTTGTTCTTGGGCAAGGATGGCAAGATTGTGTTCCGCGAGCGAAACGCTGTCCCGAACACCCCTGACATCGTTTTCTCAGACGAAGTAGTTGCAGGCGTTTACACAGGTATTCAGTTTGCCGATGTAAACATCATTTACGGATCAGAGAACCTATACAACCGAATCGCCCTAACAAACGCAGATGTCTTCCCAGAAGAAGCCTTTGCTGAGGATGCAACTTCTCAGGCAGTCTACGGACCAAGAACTCTAAGCCAATCAGGACTGCTTATTCAGGACCCAGAGCAGCTTCAGTTCCTAGCCGACTTTTTTCTAGCTCGCTACAAAGAGCCTCAGTACCGCTTTGAGACCGTCACAGTAGTCCTAGACACCCTGACAACCGTAAATCAGGACAAGGTGCTAGACCTAGAAATCGGTGACATTGTTCAGGTTCGGTTTGAGCCTTCTGACATCCCGCCAGCTATTGAGCAATACTGCCGAATCATTGGGGTAAACCACGACTGGACTCCTGGTAGCAAGAACATCAGCTTTGCCCTAGAGCGCCTAGACTTTGCGGTATTTATCCTTGATGACCTTGTACTCGGTGAGCTGGACAATGACCGCCTTGCCTACGAGTAGTAAACTAAACTAAGAACAAAGGAACCCAATGCCAAGAAAAACCTTTACCGCTGGTGAAGTCCTAGCTGCTGCTGATGTAAACCTGTATCTGTCAAACGAGGTATCGCTTACTAGCTCTACAGCTACTACTTATACGGTTGCTACCGCTGACCGCTACAAAACCTTGCTGTTTAGTGCAGGATCAGCAGTCACAGTGACCATTGGAACTGCCACAGCTTTCCAGGCTGGCGAGCGAGTGGACATCTTGCAGGATGGAGCTGGCACAGTCACAGTCACTAGGGATGGCACAGCTACTACAATCTCTGGTCGAGGAACCGCTGGAACCGCTTACAAGATCGGTCAGCGTTATGACGCTGTTTCTGTTGTCTGTGTGGGTACTAACTCATACAGGGTAATTGGGAACGCGACAGCCGTCTGATGACTCTCTCAGCGTTAGGTATTTTTAGTGCTGCTGGGGCTGGTGGGGGAGTAGCTGGTTCTGACTATGACTTGATTACAACTACGATTCTTGGGTCTACCACTTACTCTGTGACTTTTGACACAAGTGCTTTAAGTGCTTACAAGCACTTACAAATTAGGTACACCGCTCGTTCAACTGATGACTCGCAGACCCTATTTGCAACTTTCAACGGCGTGACTGGCACAAGCTACGCAGCACACAGGCTTTTTGGTAATGGCTCTAGCATGACAAGTGATGCTTTTACCTCTAGGGCTAACCTATTTGTTGGAACAAACGGCACAAGCAATAACGCTGCTAACTCATTTGGTGCTGGTGTTATCGACATTTTAGATTTCTCCAGCACCACAAAGAACACAACCACAAGAGTTTTGGCGGGTAATTCTGGCACTACCGCAACTGTCCAACTCCAATCAGGTTTATTCAACAACACAGCAGCTATAACTAGCATGACTATTTTTGGAAATACTGGGAACCTAGTTGCTGGAACTCGCTTCTCTCTCTACGGAATAAAGGGATAACAAATGCCAACACCTACTTATACACCTCTAGCTACTGTGACTCTTGCTTCATCAGCAGCTTCTGTCACTTTTTCTTCTATTCCAGCAACTTACCGAGATTTAGTGCTTGCTATAACAGCCCTTCACAACACAACCTCGGATGTTCAAGCTTCGATTAGACCAAACAACGACTCTGTAAACGCTTCGCTTGTTTACATGGATGGTAGAAGTGCTAGTCAAGCTTCTGGTACAGACACAAAGATTGGTTTGTACTACCAGTCTGGGGCAGTAGCTAATTCGCCAATGTCGGTAAATGTTCAAATAATGGACTACTCGGCAACTGACAAACACAAAACATTCCTAATTAGAAATGGACACCCAGCTTTTCAAGTAAGTGCTTATGCCGCAAGGTGGGCCTCGACTTCCGCAATTACCTCTTTAGTAATTCCTTCTCTGCTGGGTGGAAACTTCCAAACTGGTTCAACCTTTAGCCTTTACGGAGTAATCGCCTAATGAAACTTATAGAATCTAAAACCCTAGCTACTGCTGCTGCTGCGATTGAGTTCACTTCTATTCCTCAGACCTTCGATGACATTGTTTTAGTCTTTTCTGGTCGCAGCACGGGTTCTTTTGTGATGGCTGGGTATGCTCTATCCATAAATAGCAATGCTTCCATTACATTTATTCAGCTAGTAGGCAACGGTTCTACTGCTACCCGAAGCACTGGGACTGATGGTTACTTGGGTAATTTACCGGGAGCTAATGCGACATCTAACACTTTCGGCAATTCAAGTATTTACATTCCTAACTATCGGCTTTCGGTAAATAAAAGCATTTCCTTTGATGGAGTTGCCGAGAACAACGCTACTGAATCAAACCAAGTTATAGGTGCTGCTCTTTGGTCTAATACAGCAGCTATTACCTCACTAGCATTGACCGTTGGAAACACTTTGGCAGTAGGCTCAACTGCTTCGCTTTATGGAATCACAAAAGGCTCTGACGGAATAGTCACCACCTCATAACAAGATCCCTGCTTAGGTTTGTGCAGTAGAATACAAGTATGTGTTCAGTACAAGATTGCACAACAAAGAGCTATTGCCGAGGGCTTTGTCAGAAGCATTACAACAGGCTTAGGAAGTGGGGAACCACTGACTACATGGCTGAAAAGCCACGCAAGGGCAGACGAGTTTGCACTTTAGATGAGTGTCAAAAACCAGTACACACTAGGGGTCTTTGCAATACTCATCTAAGGCGATTTGAAAAGTATGGGGATGCCAAGATAGTCGGGCAGAAACGCTATAAAGGTGCAGTCTGCGAAGTTGTTGAAAACGATGAATTGTGTGGCAAGCCTAAAGAGGCATGGGAGCTTTGCAATACTCACTACAATCGGCTCAAAAGGCATGGCAGTACAGATCCTTTGCCTAAAAAAGAACGCTCCCCTAAAAACTACATTCCAGTTGCAGCACCAGAGGGTCACCCAAATGCTAATAGCGATGGCAAAATACTTGAACACCGATTGGTTATGAGTAAGCATCTTGGCAGGGCTTTATACCCTAATGAAAATGTCCATCACATAAATGGCGATAGACATGACAATAGACTTGAAAACCTAGAGCTGTGGAACACCTATCAGCCACCAGGTCAGCGTGTAGCAGACAAGGTAAACTGGGCAGTAGAAATACTTACTCTCTACGCCCCCGAAAAAATAAGGAATACAAATGAGTGAAGTCATCACAAAGCTAGTGGTTGATTGCAGTACAGGAGAGGCAACTGAGATTCCTCTTACCGAGGCTGAATTGGCTCAAAGAGAAACTGACCGCCTAGCTTACGAAGCTCAGGAAGCAACACGCCTAGCTGCCGAGGAAGCAAAAGAAACAGCTAAAGCCTCTGCTAATGCCAAGCTAAAAGCTCTGGGTCTGACTGACTCTGAAATCGCTGCTATCACCGCATAATGGCTGAGGAAACAACTGGGGTACGCATTACCCAGCAAGCTATCTACGCCAAGCAACTTGAACATGGGGAAACCCTTGTGGCAATCTTGGAAAAGCTGAATCACCTGGATCAAGTACCAGACCGACTCAGAGAGGTTGAGCTGACACTAGCTCGGCTTGCTTGGATTGAGCGTATTGCCTACGCAGGGCTGACCGGTTCAGTTGTAGCCATCCTTGGACTCGTAATCAACATGACAGGAAAGTAATGACATCAAAACCTCAGATGCCCCTAGATGGCAAGTTCGGTAAAGACTGGAAAGTCACCTCACCTTTTGGCTGGCGTATTCACCCAATCGAGAAGTATAAGAAACACCACAATGGTGTAGATCTATGGGGACCAAAGGCAAAGATTTGGAACGAAGCCTGGCACGATGGCAAGGTCATTGCTGCTGGCACATCAAAGCTAAAGAACCCAGATGGCTCGCTCGGTGGGGTTGGCTACTATGTTGACCTAAGAGTAATCATTGACGGCGAGGCTTATGTGACACGCTACGCACACATGGTTGAGGGTTCCCTAACTGTAGTCAAGGGCGAAAAGGTCAAGGCTGGAACTCGGTTAGGCATCATGGGCAACACAGGTGCTTCGGCTGGCAGACACCTGCACTTTGAGATTTGCAAGGGTCGCGTTCACCGCTGGACATCAGACGGTAAAGGCTTTGTAGATCCACTAAAGTTTGTCAAAGCAACTATCGCTAAGTGGGAACTAAACGCTGAAGTAAACCTAGCGACCCCAGACATAGGTGAAGTTTTACCTGCCCCAGTTCACGAACCAGAGCCAAAAGCTCCTAGACCGCCGAAAGTGGTAAAAAACAAGAGTGCTAAATAGACTCTCAAAAGACAAAAGCCTACGAGTAATCCTTGTGGGCTTTTTTCTTTTCTTTATGGTTTGGCAACCCACCCCCGCCTATGCTGGACAAGCTTGGGCTTCAATAACCTGCCAAGACTCGATTGGCACTCAACAGACATTTCAGGTTGGATGGAACAATGAAAATAACTACTTCTTGGACAAAGGAAACATTGCTCAGCACTTTTGCGAAGGTGGGTATGCTGGTTCTTTCACCAGCTTTGTTAGCGTTGTTTCTAATGACGGCGGGGAGCTGGATAGTTCTTTGCTTTACCATCCTGGTTACAGTCCTACTCCCACTCCTAGTCCTACTCCTACTCCTGAACCTAATCCTGTGGATCAAACAACGGACACAACAGTAAGGACAGAAGATGTCGAACGGACAGAAGATGTTGAACGCACAGAAGATGTTGCTCGCACTGAGGAAGTTGTCAGAGAGCCTGAGCCAGTGGCTACGGTGGCTCCCGTAGAGCCACAGCCCGAACCTACACCTGAACCAACCCCAGAACCCACTCCAGAACCAGAACCTACTCCAGAACGCCCTGAGAAGCCCGTAGAGACTCCGAAGCCCGTAGAAAGCCCGACACCTACCCCTGAACCTTCTGAGCCTTCTACGCCGATTACAGAGCCTGAAATTCCATCCGAACCTGCTCCAGAATTGGTAGAAGAACCAATCAGCATTGAACTAGCGTTAGAAGCGGTTGGTAAACTTGTAGACAACCTACGCTCAATCGGGTCGGACCTAACTCCAGAAGTACGAGAGCAGGCACAGCAAGTAATTGTTGCGTCTGTTATCGTCACCCAGGTCGCATTAGCAGGTAGGAAACCTTGAAGTTCATAAAAGACCAACTAGATCAAGCTTGGACAATTCTTGGCTTGGGTATTGCATGGGTCGTGCTTGAAGGCACAGCTAAAGACTTTGTAGGTTGGGCCATCCTCATCACCATTGCTATTTGGGCAGCAACTTACCCTCTAAGGAAAGACTAATTATGTGGCTAGACATCGCACGCAGAACCATCGCAGTAATCATCCTCAAGGTCACAGGAATCTTTGTAGGTGGTTCGGTTATCGGACTTGAAGTTATGCAGGCTGTAGCCATGGCTGCTTTTGCTGGAGTTATAGATGTTGCTCAGGAGTTGTCTCGCTCTTACCTGTCAGACGGTGAGCTTGACCCAGAAGAAATAAACAAGAGCTTCGGCAAGATTGCTGACAAGACTACAAAAAAAGACTAGCTTCTTCTTCTTTCGCTATCTGTAGTTCCACCCCACACGCCGTGCATACCCGCTGACACGGCATAGTCAAGACATCTAATCTTTACTGGGCATACCGAGCAAATAGCCTTAGCCTCATTAGCGACAAGTTTTCGGTCATGGGGGCTGCCCACAAGATCATCTGGAAAAAACAGATTTGGGTCTACGGCACACCCCACTCCGCCTGGCACATCCCTAATGGCTTCTTGAAGCTCGATGTATTTGCGTTCTAATTGTCGGTGGCTAAGCATAGGTTTACATTACAGAAAAAACCCGCTAATGTGAAATCCCACACCGAGTAGATGTGGGATTCACGCCAAATGAAAGAGAGGGAAACACTTGGCCTTATCAAAGCTACCAAGCGTAATAAACGAGATACAGGATGCCGTACTCCTAGGAGACTTTCAGAACGGCTCCCCAGAGTGGCACGAGCTACGAAACGAACCTGGTGCTATCGGTGGTTCGGACATCGCAGCTATCGCAGGTTTGTCACAATGGGAAAGCGCCTATACAAAGTGGGCAAAAAAGACAAAACAAATTCCAGACAGCATTGAGCCATCTATGTCAATGCGACTTGGAACAAAACTAGAAACACCAATCGCAGAAATCTTTGCCGAAGAACATCCTGAGCTGGAACTTTACACAACAGGAACTTGGGCAAACAAAGAAGAACCTTGGATGCGTGCAAACCCTGACGCAATCTACGCAGACTCAACTGGTGAGTTTGGAATCCTAGAAGTCAAGTTTTCACGCGACTACTGGACAGCCGTGCCTCAGTCCTACCGCGCACAAGTTCTTTGGTACATGCGAGTATTCGGTTTGAAGCAAGCAAAGCTAGTTGCACTTGCAGGTTCTAGTTATCAAGAGTTTGACATCGAGTGGGATCAGTTTGAAGCTGACGCATTGTTCGCGGCTGCCATTCGGTTCCGCAACCATGTTGTTCAGGAGAGAGCGCCGCAATGGGATGGCTCAACTTCAACACTTGAGACAGTCAAGAAACTAAATCCAAACATCTCAGACGGCGAAGTAGACCTAGATGATTTAGGTATGCACTACTTCAACAAGTTGGATGAGTTCGAGCGTGTCGAAAAGGAACTAACCGAGCTAAAGAGTAGAGTCCTATCTGCTATGAACGGCAACAAGAGGGGCTTGATTTACGGAGAACACAGAATTAGCCTCAGAGCTAGGGGTGCGGGACTTCCGTACCTACACCACGAAAAGATAGGGAAATAAATGGCACACTTCAATCTCAACGAATACCAAACCGTACAAGAACGCATAGATTTGTTCTGGAAAAAGTTTCCCGCGGGTCGGTTCAAGCTAGACATCGTTAGCCAGTCAGATACACAAGTCATTATCAGGGCTTCGGTCTGGACCGATAAGGCTGACAAGCACCCAACCACTGTGGACTTCGCTGAGGAGCGAATAGGCACTTCGCCTGTAAACAAGATAAGCCATGTCGAGAACTGTGCTACATCAGCTCTCGGTAGAGCTATTAGTGCTTTAGGTGGAGAGTTCAGCCCAAAAGGTAAACGACCATCCCGTGAGGAGATGGCAAAGGTAGAGCGCTCTAAGCAACCAGTTGCACAGCTAAAGGATTGGCTCGTAATGGCTCAGTCAATGGGCGATGACCTTGACGGTCTTAGACTGTTATACAGCGAAGCCAAAACTGCCAACGCTCCAAAAGAAACCCTAGATAGGATTGCCGAAATTGCCAATGGATCATCTGGAAATGAACATC